TTGGTAAGTAGTTATCCATTATCGTTTGTCTCCGCTTCCTTTAAGTGTCCCTTTTTCTTTTCGTGCCTTTAGCTTAGCTATGTTGTTCTTAGCTACCACTGACATCTCTACGTTTAGATCACGACAAAGAGCAGCAATATACCAAAGGCAATCGCCCAACTCTGCGGCAATACCTTCTCTGTCGAGTTCTTTATCCCTGACAATTTTTTTAACTTTATTGGCTACTTCGCCAGCCTCACCACTTAGGCCCAAGGCTGGATACAAAATAGCTGTTGTAGTTGGGTAAATCGCAGTATCTGCTGCTGTTTTTTGATAGGCATCAAACGTAAAATCTGCATCGTGATAGCTTTCAAAAGCATCAATATCATCTTGCGTAATCATTACCATCTCTCCTTTACTTGTAGCTTATCTATCTCTATATCGTCTATGTCATGGAAGGTGTTGTGTATCAAGTCATATATATCTTCTGTGTGTGCATCCTCAACTAATGACAGAATGTTTCCATCCTCTTCTACCTCAACCACAAAGGTGACACTGAACTTCTTGTTCATTTATGCATCTCCCTCATTGACTCTAGCATCTTCACTAGATAGTACTGTGCCTTCTCCATATCCTCTACAGGCTTGCCCTTGTAGTTGTGCCTGTGTTGATACTTAATAAGGTTGCCGTGGCAGTACCCTTTAAACTCTTCTGGTGTTAGTCTCTCCTTGATATAGTCAATACATTCTATACCACTCAATGCGTAATGCATAGGCTTACTTACTGGATCGTAGTCTGACATTTAAGCACTCCCAAATGTTTTAGTGAAACGTGTAAGCTTTACTACCTTACCGTCTGTTCCTTCTACTTCTTCATACTTTTTTTCTAAAGGATCGTCAACACCCATTTTATCATTCCTGTAACTTTCTACTTCGTCATACAGGTCTTCATCAAGCTGTGCCTTATGTAAGAACGCACCCATAAGTGTAGCTAAATGTACAAGGTAAGCTGCGTCTTCTAGTTGTAACTCTTTTAACTCACCTACTAGTAAGCCTGTACTCAACTCTCCTGTCCAACCATCTTCATCAAAACTCGCAGGTTTTAATATCAAGGCCACCTCATCATCTTCTATGTAACGTTTCATTTATCTACCTTTTCTTTTAAGATAATCCTCTTACTCTTTATTACTCTGCCTTTCTCTTTCAGCCAATCCTCAGGTATGACACGGTGCGCCCAGATAAAGTCGTTCTTCTCACACCACTGGAAGTACCTAGTCTTAGAACCTTTGTATAGTTTCGCCATAGAATTACTAAACACGAAGCGTATGTCTAGCTGGGGGTGTTGCTTGCGTACCTCTAAATGTTTACGTCTGTCTTCACTATCGAAGATACCCTTAGTCTCTATGATGATACCGTTATCTAACATAAAGTCAGGCGTGTAGGTTCTATATCGTAGGTCTTCCCACTCTATCTTTAGAACCTCGTACCTGACCATACGTTGTTTGTCTTTGAGGTACGCAGCAACCTCACGCTCTAGTCCACTGCGATACCTTCTTGGGTTATGCTTCCTCTTTGGCTTGGGCAACGGATATATACTCCACTGTTGGGGGTGTCTTACCACCTTTGTAAACCTTAGAGGGTAGAGCCTGTAGATTAGGCCAGCACTTGTGCTTGAAGTCACACCACCCACACGTCCTAGACAGCTTCGTGTTACCACTAGCCTTGCCTCTGTAAGTCTCAGGCACAGGCTCAAAGCAACGCTCAAAGGGCGCATCACTGTTGATGTAATCATACGTGCTTTCAATGTCACTCATAGTCTTGTCTTGATCTACCTCACTGGCAGAGACATACTTGAAGTCACCGTTTGATTTGTTGACTACCCACCAGCCACCTACTTCTTTGTCAGCAGCCTTAGCGTAACCTACGAGTTGTGATACGTAGCCAAAGGTATCGTCTTTATTTAATGTGTGGAAGTCTTGGAACTTATTCTCATAGGACCACGGCGATGCAGACTTTACGTCATCCACCTTACCGTCAAGCACCATGTCATACTCTCCGCTAATCTCCTTACCTTTAGCTATTTGTAATGCAACCCGGTCGTTATCTTGGAAGTCAACCTTAGCTGCACGTAGGATACCTTTGAACACAGCCTCTACAATATCACCAATCATCATGTTGATCTTGAAGGATACAGGCTTAGACACCTCTTGTTCGGGGTGGTTCTTCTGCATCCAAAGCTGGCAGGTAGGACGCCCAATGTTGGACATCCTTAGTTTAAACTCACGCTTCTTAGCATCATCCTGAAACTGTTTGGTAAGAGCCGCACGTACATCCTCTGCTACTTTGTCAATAACATCATCAGGCATAGAGGCCTTACCATCAAGCACACCCCTAAGGAATGAATGAATAGCTAACTCCGCTACGTGATGCATTACTCAAAGTCCTGCACGTCAACGATCTTAGAAACGATATCTTCTTCTTCATCAGAGATACGCTCTACGTTTAACTCTTCCCACTTACTAAGGATATACTCGTTGTTACGCTCCACGTAATCAATGAAGTTACTTAACGTGTCGTTGTCACCATCAGCAAAACCTACAGTAGCACCTAATGATGCACTGATAACAGCAAACATACTACCGTTAGGCATTGATCGTGTCTCAGGGGTTAGGCCTATCAAGTTCTCAACAGGTGACACACGCTTAGTCATAAGCTTGCCGATAGTATCGTTAAGAGACTGTAGGCTTTCTCTGTTCTTTACGTCAAACACCACAGGAACTTCACCGTTGTGCTCTACAGAAGGCTCACCATCCTCTGTGAATGTATCATCAAAGGTAGCCATACCCATCAAAACCTTTACCCGACTAACGCTACGGATAAAGTCTTGCTGATCTTTAGGTAATGCTTTGAAGTCTTTGATGTACCCTGATGGTCGGCCTAAGTTAAACGTACCTAGTGTATCCTTTAGGTCTGCGTTTAAGTTAGTAGACATCACAGTACGTTGGAAAGCATTAACTGCACTGTCCCACTTCTGCCAGCGCTGACGCTCAACAAAAAAGCGAACACTTATTGATCGGCTAAGAAACAAATCATCACCCTTCTTAATCTTAAAGACAGGTGAGTTTGCTACCTTACCGTCTACTACTTCTTGGATCACTCCTGTAGATACACGATACAAGTCTGATGTTGGTTTAGATGTACTAGTACTAGAAGAAAAACCCATTGCATCTGCTAGGTTCATGTTCTGTACACTTAGAGGAACTACATTATTCATTCTATGTCCTTTCATAAAGTTAGAAGCCATGTTATACCATTAAACGTCTACTGTGTCAAGCCAATTGTTACCTATCTTAGCTTCTAATAACATAGGTACATTCATCTTTACATTGTAAGCTTTCTCAATCAAGTCACCAAGGTTGTCATTGAGGTAGCTAACTATTTGTAATACTTGATCTTTCTCATCTGGATGTACGTCTATAACCATAGAGTCATGCACACTATTTACAATGCATGAGCGATAACTATTTAGTCTATCATCCATTTCGTTAAGAACAACCGGGACTACATCACCTGTAGCAAAGCCTTGAACAGGGTAGTTCTTAATCATAGTAAAGTGAGATGGTGTACCGTTAGGCCTACGTATAACGTCAGGGAAGGCGTACTGCCTACCACTTACGTTGGTGATCTTATTAAATCTAACGGCTTCATTGCCTAGCTTCTTGTGCCACTCAGCTATACCTTTATACTTCTGAGTGAAGTGTGTGTAGTACGCAGCCTCTGCCTTACTTCTGCCATACCCTGTTGCCCCAAAGAGAGGGGCGAAGGTATGGGCCTTGGCATCTTGACGTGACGTAGGTTGCCCTGCATCACTGATAACCTTGGCAGTATAGCTGTGTACATCAAAGCCTGTGTCGATCTCATCCATAGCAGTCTTGTCTTGTGCAAGGAAAGCTGCGACACGAAACTCAAGCTGAGCAAAGTCACACTCCATGATCTGACCACCATCCCAGCGAGATACAAACACACGCTTTACGGGGAAGGTTCCACCTCTAGGCATGTTTTGCATGTTTGGGTTTCTTCCAGAGAATCTACCTGTACTGGTGATGTGCTGGGTAAGGTTGACGTGTAAGAATCCGTCTTGTTTGGTGTAGGTTGAAATACCATCCACAAAACTATTGAGATAGGTGCTAATAGCACTAAGCCTTTTAGCATCCTGTAAGAATCTCTTTGCTGAGTCCATCCCATTGTTACTAGCGGTTGCAATAAGCGCATCTAGTTTATCCTTTCCTGTTGCGAAGCCATTATAGCTTATCCATTTTCTACTTGGCGGTGGGTTAAATCCTAACCCTGCCATCTGTTTAGTTTCTTTAAGTCGGTAGCCCTTGCCACCACAGTCTTTACATATGTTTCCTTTCTTGAATAATGTTCCATCCTTCTTAGTCTTGAAGGTCGTACCCTTACCATCACATGTACTGCAGTGTAAGGGTATAGTCTTTAACATCAGGTTACTGTTAGCTGATATGATTGACTTGTAGTCCTCTGGTTTATCAGCGTACTCAAACAAGTCTGACCATTCTTTTTTGTTGTGTATCTTACGACTAAAGATAACCTGCGATAGTTGCTCTGGTGAGTTTAAGTTTATAGGCGTAGCGCCCATTAAGGTTCGCACCTCTGAGGACAGCCGGGTTTCGATATCTGCTTTTTCCCGTTGGAACTCATCTCTGACGTGTTCAAGGGCGGGTTTATCCACCCTGATTCCAGACATGTACATTCGTCCCAAGGTGCGGCAGGTACGGAAGGTAATGTCCTGAATACTTCTGAGGGAGTGGGCGGTGGGTTCGGCATAGTCTTCTTCGATGGACTTGTACAACTCACCAGTAGTACGCAAGTCAAGCTCAAGGTAGTGACTGAGTTTATCCAAGGGTATCTCATTTGTATTGTATCCTTTCTTGTAATACTGCTTTAGCGTATCATCCTTTTGATGCTCTAAGTTTCTGCGTATTGCACACTGCTCTAAGCTAAGCGGTTGTTTCTGTCCACGCTGCAAGATATACTCCGAAAGCATGGTGTCGTATATATCTCCATCATATTTAAAACCACTAGCCCACAACCACGATAAGTCATACTGTAAGTTGTGACCTATCAGTAGTGTTGTTGTGTCTAGCCATGCCTGTAGCTTAGCTTTGTTTTCCTCTGAGTCATTGCGCTCTGAGTGATCAAAGCAAAGTAAATCCTTTTCGTCTGTCTCTAAGCACAGCACACCTACCTCTGTCAGCGTGTTGGTAGGTTCAAAAGGGTCGTTAAATATCTTACCGTTACGTAAGGTAATGCTGTTCTCTACGTCTAGTACTCGTTTCATTATGCCATATACCTCGCTCTTGCTCCATCTAGTTCGCAGTGTACAACACCATGCCACCCACCACGTAACTTGTTCTTGGCTATGTTAAGGTGTCGCTGTGTGTCCTGCTCATCTTGCCCTTCTACTACAGGGTTCTTAGCAATAAGTATCATAAGGTCAGCCTCTGCTGCCTTGCCTGTCTTACTGCCTTCCATCATTGACTGATCCACGTACACCTTACCTTCAGCTACAGCAGACAACTGAGACATCCATATAACTGCACAGTCATACTGCTTCGCAATATTTCTAGCATGTATCGCTGCCTCTTTCAAGTAGATGTCTGACTTATCTGTGTTACGTGTTGCAAACTTGTCACCCATGTCAAGCACCAATATATCAGGCTTGTATGCTTTGACTAAAGCCTCAACCCAAGACATGTCCTTACCTGTGCTGTCGTATATCTTGATGTTGTCATGCACTGGTTTGTATCTTGTGTTAGCTAAGGCGTAGTTACCCTTGACCTCTTCCATAGACATGTCAGTAGCAGCACTAAGATACCTAGCACCTACACGAGAGTAATGCTCTTCGTTACACAAGACGATACACTTAGCGCCCTGCCTAGCAAACCCATCGTCAGACGCAATGAGAGAGGCATGGAAGCTAGTCTTACCTGTGTTGGGCCTTGCACCTACGATAACTAGGTGACCCCCACTGATACCCTCTATACGGTTGCGTAGTGATGGTATGTTAAACTTCCACTTAGACTGTACATCGTTAGCCTCAAGTAAACTGTCAATAGATATGTCACCCCAATCTATCTTGAGGTTAGGCATGAAGTCATCCTGATATGTGGATAGCAGTTGACGCATAGGCTCTAGTGTTTTCTCTGCTCCATTAACATACTTAAAACCTAGCTTAGCAATCTCTTCACCTACTACCTGTTGGAATAGTTTTGATAGTACCTCTTGTGCAATCTCCTTTGATAGTGGTTTCTCTCTGTCTATCTTCTTAAACAAATCCTTGTACATATCTTTGTTAGATGTAGTAAGGACGTTGCGTGTAAAGAACAACGCCTCAAGCTCAGCAGGTGTGATAGTCTTATCGTACTGCTGCATAGCGTAGTCTAACGTGTTCTTTATCTTACGTAGTTCTGCTGTGAACAACTTGTCCGGGGTACGGATACCCTTGTGATCTTCATAGAAGTCCTTGTCAAGTAATGTTCTTATCAGAGCGATTTCCATTAGCATCTCCATAAAAAATATAAGGTACAACTCTTCCTGT